CTCAGTTGTTGTCGAAACCCGACCAGCTGCACCAGGCTTGGCTGTTCGTGGGCCATTGTTCACCACAGGCTTAATGCCTTGGCGTTTACTTACCATCTGGTCAAACAGTGCTGCTTTACGCAACAACAGGACCAGTCGGTGGTCGTAAACGCTCTTCAAGTCTTCATCGGAAAAGCCTGCTGCCTTTGCGGACTCAATCACCAGCGCCTTTTCGGCCTTTGCCCTCTTGGAATCTTTCCATTCGGGCAAAGCGGCCAAGAGAGCTTCTTGCTGGCTAGCAAATTGGGCTTCCATGGCACGCTGCTGTTCATACTGGGCCACTTGAGAGAGTCGTTGCTGTTCAGACTGAATAGCACCTAATTTCTCTTGTCGCTCCCGCATGACTTCCTTTTGCCTCACCCACTCGATTGGGTCTTCGTGATACAGACGTTCCAAATCGATTTGAGGCTCTGAAGACTGAAGTTGGGATTGCAATGCTCCTAACAATTGAGCGTATTGCTCACGCTCGGTCCGAATCGCCTGCGTTTCTTGCTCGACTTGCTTTCGCACTTCGGCAATCTGCTGCGTTTTCCGGCTGTAGTCTGAGAATCGTTGGTAACCATTTTGAAGCTCGTCTAGCGTCACAGAAACTTTCTTGCCGTCAACTTTGACAGTGAAAGTCTGCTGCTGTTCTTGCTCCTCTGGCTCTTCCTCTTCTTCAGACTGTTCCTCTGGGGTCTCTTCGTCTGGCGCGTCTTCCACACCAGACTCATCCTCCTCAGAAGCCGCTGTCTCGGTGTCCTCTTCGGACTCCTCGACTGGCTGCGTCTCACCAAGTTCTGCTTGTCCCTTTTGGGGGGCTAACATTGTTGAGATAGCACTGGCCGCATCGGCCATATTCATTGCTTGTATTTCTGCCATAGTATTTTCTTAAATTAAGGTTTTCTGTGATTTGCTAATAGCGTTCTGTGCAATTTTCCCGTTGTCCATTATTTTGATCAACTCTTGTCTTAGGCCATCAATGGCTTGCAACATACACCACGCTGTCTCGCGCCTCGCAGACTCTTCGGGTTTCGATGAACGAAATACCCAAAGTTGGTCGCCTTCTAATTTTGCAATTGCATTGTTGAGGGTTTCATCCTCTAGCAGCTGCTTGGCCTTTCGGCCTTTATTTACTTGGTCTTCGTTTGTCACTTACTGTGCCATTCCTTGAAAGGTTGATGGGGGCATCATCTCAGGCGCTGGTGGCTGCGGCTGGGACACAAACTGTGCCGCCTGCTGCTGGGCCAACAATGCCTGCTGACGCATTGCTTCACGATCAATATTTTGCGCAGCATCAATTTCCGCTGTACTGATCTGTGATTTGTACTTTAACTCAATTTCATACTTTTTGAGATATAAATCCTGAGCCATTTTGTCGCGGTTTAAATCATCATCCATGATCATCTGCTGGCGCTTGAGTTCTAGTTCGGCAGCCTTTTTCTGAATATCTGCTTTGATCGACTCAGCCTGCACTTGGGCCAGAACCTCTTCGGGGCTTGGCTTTGGTGTGGGCGTGGGTGGAACATAGTCGGCAGGGATATTCTGGAAAAAGCTCGTTGAGTCTTTGAAACCAGATAACTCTACGATTTTGCGCAGGGTATTACTAAACTGCTGTGGCGTGACCAGGGGATTGGTCGGGCCAAGTTGTTGCAGAATTTGCTCTTGCTTGGACATGATCATCATCAGCGCTTGCAGTTTCTCGTTTGTGTCGCCATTGCCCAAAGCAATGTTGATGTTGGCATCCATGGACACATCCCAGAACCTTGGATCGATCTGCACCCACTCATTGCGCATTCTGACCATTCGGGCTTTGTCCTGGTGCGTTGTGGCCAAGAACAAAATGCCCTTAAAGAGCTTTTTCATGCCTTCAGCCAAAATTCGGGCTGTCAGCTCAATGCGGCCTTGGCTGGCATTAATGGTTGCATTGACCGCGGCCTTGGTGCTGGACTGCAATGCATCAGCGTTTAGACCCATGGCCGCCTTGCTCATGCCAGTGCGATCTTCTTTGATCTGGTCCATGTATTCCATCATCGGGAATGCGGCCTGACCCACAAATGGGGTTGTCAGGGGTTGGACCATGCCAGGCGCGCGCATTCTAATAATTGCACCCGTCTCATTGTTTAAGACATCATCGATGTTGACTTGGCCTTCGACCACCGCTGTGCGCGGGTGAATGCTCTGGGCCAAACTGTCCAATGTGTTGCGGAGTATTTCCGACTTGATCTCTTGCAAGTCGCGGGTAATGTCAAAAATCGACATCGCCTCAAGTGGGCTTGTGTGTGGCTCTGGGTCGCAGGGAAAGTCAGCAAAGGGAATGTAGCTGGCAGGCAGATTCCTGACAACCTTATAGCCGCCACCCATGCAGCAGACCTTGCGCAGCTCTGCAATGCCGTCACCATCATAGTCAACGCGGGAATAAGCCTCGATGTACAGCACTCTGCGCATCATCGGGTTGGCAGCGTCATTTGTGCCAAATGTTGTGGACAGTGGCTGGCGCGCTAAATACTCATCATTGCTGTCCAAGTCGGTCGATGACATATTTTCTTCAATCTCATCCTGGTCATAACCCATGGCCAATAAATCAGCCATGGTGGCCATTTGCCGGTGGGCAATGATGGTCGAATCGTCAAACGATCTGGCGCGTCTGTCCAGTAGCAATTCCTCTGGTGGCACGGCCATGATCCTGATCCGGCCATCCTTTGTGATGCGCTTGATCTGCACATCATGGATCATCGGTGCAGGCATCACCATGGGTTGACCAGTCATGGGGTCCACAGTTGTGAGCTGCGCTTCATCAATGGCAGGGTCTGGGTAGGATGTGATGATCTTGACCTCACCACCAGGCTCTTGCATCAGCATTTCTAAGGTCTGGTCATCGAGGCCCGTATATTCCTCAATTCGGACCTTCTCTTCGTCTTCCCACCAGAATTTGGCAATGCCGCATTTCCTGACCAGTGCATCTTTGAAGATGGCATAACTGGTCAAAAACCCGTTGTTGTCGTTTTGAAAAACATAGTTGGCGTAGTCGGTCGCCTGCTGGGCCATCTTCACATCTTCTGGTCCACGGGGTGCAAACTCGACCACATTCTCAGAATTAAAGAAAACGCGCATCAGGCTTGGCAGCATGGCCGAGACAGTGTCTCGCACTTCCATGGCCACCACCTTGCTGTTGCCTTCGACCTCATTGCCAAATAAATCACCGCGATAGTATTCAGTCCCCTTGGCCCGTGTGGGTGACAAGTCACTGTCCACATAGCTGATGGCATCAGTTAAATCTTGGGTAATGATGGCTTGCAGTTCCATGTCATCCATTGGCTCGGTGGCTGCAATGTCGGTATTGATGGCGCTGGTGATGTCTTGCTCGTTCATGGGGAATCCTTTTGTATGGCTCAAATCAATTCTAATTGTGAACAAACAGAATATGCGGCAGTTTTACCACCAAAATCTCTTGGTCGTCTAGTAAGATATCCTCAAAATAGCTCGCATCTCCAGCATAGCCTTTGTCTCGAAATCCAACCCTTTTAGCTCTGTCTGTCTTCACAATTGCAGCGCTTATATCAATTGAATTGCGCCTATAACTTGTTTCAAAGTAAGAATAAGGCGGCAAATCTCTACCGCCAGGTCGATCATGGGAATGCACCATGTCAAACAAAATGACATCAGGCTGCCCAGTGGCCACGTTCAAAATCTCTACCGCCCTGGGGATAAAGTAATTATCCGCATTGGTCAGCAGCAAATAATCGCCCGTGGCCTGCTCAATCCCAATCTGTCTCAAAGAATGCCCGTAATCGTTAAATCTGGACTCTGTACAAAAATACTTAATTTTCTTTGGCATCTGTTTGGCCAGTGGCCGCATTGCTTTTTCAAACTCGGTGCTTGGCCCATCGTGAATTACTGTAAGTCGCCAGTTGTCTACGCTCTGATTCATCCAAGATTGTACAAACACCCGCATTTCATTAGTGCGCTCATAGGCCACCGCGAATACATCAATCAAACCACGCATTTGCATATTCGGGTCGATTCTCTCTGAGCCATGGCAGTGCATCCTCATGCAGCTGCTTGGCATTAAAGCCAATGGTGTTGCTGCCTATGTGGTGGACATAACTTGCGCTTACATAGTGGCCATAGCCTTTTCTCACTAAGTCCATACAATGCACATCATCGCTGTACCAATTCAGAGGGGGAAACTTTGCCTCTTCAAATGCATCACTTGATATCCATGCAAAGATTGGGCTAACCTCTTGGACCAGTTTAATGTGGGCCTCAGACGGGAATTTGTAGAAGCTCAGTCGCTCACCAGGCTGGCAAATGCGCACATTCTGGCCAGACCTTGCCGCATCACTTCGAGCCGCCACCCACCCAGCTTTGTAGCTGTTCATGGTCCTGACAATGGCCACATCTTCCATCAGCACCTTCACGCTGGTGGGTGTCAGCACAATGTCGTCATTGGCCACAATGCATGATGACCAGTCCTTGAGCGCTGCCTCAATCACCTCGTTGTAATCTTCGCCAAAGTTTCTTGGCTGGCCAAAGAGTTTGTAATCGGCATCAAAACGCTCAATCACCGACTCTGGGCCGCGCAGATAGACCGGACACTCTGGCGCGTATTGCTTGATGGATTCCAGCAGCACGGCCAGACCATGGCCCCTGACAGTGGCAATGACAATCGGACAAATCATTTCTTGGCCTTGTTCCTGGCACTGATCGCAGCCGCCTTGGCTTTGGCATCGGCCTTGGAGCTTGCGCCCCATGCCTTCAATGACAGCAGCAGTCTGGTCGGCTCACCGCCCTTCATCTCAGGACCAGGCATATTGCCCATGCGCGCCAAGAATGATGCGCGTCTTGGGTTGTCGCCAGCCTTGACTGGCGCTTTCAAATCCATACCCTGCGCCTTCGCACTGGCACGGCCCTTGGCATTTAAGCCGCCAGAGGGTGACTTGCCCTCTTTACGCTGCCAAGCTGGGGTCTTCATTTCTTTTTTACTGGCTTGGCGGTTTTAGCCGCTGCTTTAAAGTCTGAAGCGCTTGGAGCGCCTTTTGCCCCAGGCTTACGCATTTTCTCTTTGCTGCCAGCAGCAATTCGAGCTTGTTTTGCATGAATGTTTGCATATAGTCCTTTTTTCATTCCTCTTCTCCCTCTTCATAGTTTTCAGATTCTTCACCCTCTTGCTCACCAGTGTTCGGACCACCGACCACCCATGCATCGCAAGTTCTGCTTGCTGCGCACTTGAAATCAAAGATTTCGCAGTAGCCCAGATCGGCCAACTTGATTGTTCCCCATGGGTCTGCTTCCATGCCAATGCCTTGGGCAATGCACTGCTTGATGTTGTCAGACACATTGAATGCCGCGCAGTTACCGCATAGGCTTTTCTTTGAGTCTTCAATGCTCACATCCCACTGGTCTGACTTCTTGCGCCAAAAAGCCTCGTTTGGCAGTTTGGGATTCTCAGGACCATAGGCCGCGCTGGTGATTGCCTTGGCGCGGTTTTTCAGATTGAGGGTAATGTCTTGCGTGGGCAATGGGCAGTTCTCGCCTGCGCCCATGTCCTCGCCCTCTTCTCGGTCCATGACCTGCTCCATGGTGCGTTTTAAAGTAGCCATTATTTTTTCGCCTTGTTTTTTGCCGTGCGCTGACCGCGCATGGGCATCTTTGCCTCAGACATGGCAATGGCCACCGCCTGCTTGGGACTCTTGACAGTCTTGCCACTAGAGGTCAGCTTGCCAGCCTTGTACTCGCCCATCACCTTGCCAACTTTCTTTTGTCCTTTGGTCATCATGCTCATGCTCCTGGTTGGTAAATGCCCAATTATGCAACCCTGACAAGGTTTCTGCGCAGGGGTTGGGACCATTTGCCTGATCCACTTGACCCGTACATCCCCGCCACCGCGTCACTGGCAAATGTCAGGACAAAGGCATCGGCCTTGTCAGGACTTGGCAGGCCGCGTCTCTTGATCTCATCTTTTCCCTCGATGGCGATCTTGCCGTTTGAAGTAAATGAGTACCGCACTGTGGCCAGCTCGGCAATCAGCACCTCATCCTTTGGCATCTTGCAGTCTCTGGCCTCAAGCCACGCCCTTGCTTTGTACCAAAGTTCAGCTTTGAGATTCCTGTAAGTCCCACCCATCGCGGGTGATTCACTCACATTGATCCCTCTGGCCGGTAGGCCCAGCTCTCTGAGCCGGTCCACCACCCCAGCGCCTAATCCAATTGAATCGACCAGTATTTCCTTTGGCTGCTGGCTTGGTGGCAGCGCCTGATACTCGGCCACCACCGCGCCAGTCAATTGCATCAAGTCCAAATTTTTCCATGTCCTGATGTTCTCAGTCACCGCATTCCCCTGGCGCTTGCACAGAGCTGACCTGTCACTCCCAAACCTTGCCACATCCAAGCCCCAGAGCATAGGCGCGTACTCACTTGGCGCGACATCCCGATTCACCGCGCTCTCAAGCAAGTCCATGGCAATGACAGTGTCGTCATCGCCCTTGGGAAACTCCCCAATCACCCTGATCCGGTAGACGTTGCTCTCTTCCCCATACCGCATGGCCATCTCTTTGACATACTCATCCGACACCCGTGGCGAGTCAGTGCAGGCCACTTGAAACGTGGTCCACTCATCAGCCAGGCGCGTGTGGGTGTCGTAGAAAAACCCACTAGACCTCACCGGATTCCCCAAAAGCAGCGTCACCGCGTTATGCCCCGACATACTTCCAGCCGCGGCCTCGAACACTTGCTCTGGCACACCAGAAGCCTCATCGGCCACCAGCATGACATTCTCCGAGTGAATCCCCTGCAAAGCCTCTGGCTGCTCGGCCCGACTTGTCCTGGCACTTATGAACATCTCAGTGGGAGCCGCATTGAATTCAATCCTCTCTTGCTTGACAGTGAGTAACCCCTGCAAAGGCAAAGGCATCGCATTGATCCAGCGCTTTAGCTCGGCAAACATCGCGTCATAAAGCTGTGAGCTTGTCGGTGCAGTCACCACCACCTTGACTGGACTCCTAGTCATAAAGTACCAGAGCATGGCCCAGCTGCTTGCCGTACTCTTTCCCACCCCGTGACCACTCCGAACACTTATCTTCCTATCCCCACGGGCTATTGCACCAAGAAACTTCACTTGCCACGGGTCGGGGTCAACCCCCAAAACTTCCCGCACAAACAAGACCGGATCAGGCTGATACCTCTCTACCCACTGACTAAAAACATTTTCTTTCATGGGTGGATCGTCTCATAGATGGCCCAAGCCTTGGGACTCATTGCCCACTTATGCGCCTCCAACTCATCAGTCCGCACCAGTATCAACAAATGCATCGTCATCGCCAGGTCAAACCGATCCTCTTCAATCGCCTCCATCATCCGAATCTTTAGGTCCAAAAGTAGTACCGACAAGTGCAGCGCTGTCAATAAATCAGTCATTTGGCCATCTCCCTTAATTGCCTACCAGTCTCCCAGTTGGTCCAGCATGATGCACAAATCCATCTCGATGCACTCATCTGCACACCACCCTCTGGCGGCTTTTTCTCTTCGCATTTATTACAAAGCCGTAATTTGTGGCCATGCACGTTTCCATTCAACCTTATATGGTTATTTACAAAATTATTCTTCACTGTATTCTCTGCACTTTATTATGTGGGTGCGTTAACCACTTATCACCCAATATTCTTAATGCCTTAATATACTGTCTCTGATTATGCCTATTAGTGCTATTAGGCACATAATCGACATTAAATAATTGCCTGACTTTAGTTAATAACGCTATATTCATATAATCCCCACGATCTGGTTAATGTCCACCCAAGTGTGCCAGACAATTGTCCCATCCAAGCTCATTAGCTTGCAGAACACTTTCTTGTCTTGAGCCTCATCAGTGTCTAACACAATCCACTCCTGGTCCTTGATGACCACTGTCGCTTGCTTCGTTTTCATAGGTTTAAATGTGTAGTTGGTGAAGTTGACATTTTTGCACAATTTGACTTAGTTGTTACTTTTTTAAAAAATTTTTTTTTGTAGGTGTTTAGTGCCGCCACAGTCGCCCCCGCCAAACCGGCCAAGGGGGGGTCACGGCCACCGACCGCCAGCTGGCCACCGCGGGGTTATCCACGGATTTTGGCCAACCTTATCCACAGATTCCTGTGCATAAGTAGGCTTGTAATACTTTGATGCACTTAATTCTGTGGATAACGAGTTATCCACTTAACATAATGGCCATTGTATAAAGTGACTGAATGCTTCGGTATTCATTTATGCAGAATCGTCTAATAACACGACAGTGCGCTTGCGCAGGGCATCGAGCGCCATGCTTCCAAGGTCAATATTGACCAGGGGTTGCTGCTTGTCACCATACTCATCTGGAGCCTGCTTAGAGGCCAGCCAGCGCCTTGTGTCCACCCGTAGCTTGGCCACCTGCGCGTCTTGAGG